CTTTTGACTTCTGCGTCATTAGCGGCAGCAGTCGCAAGGTTCTTCATTGCAAGCGCCTGCGCAGCTTCGATAACCGCATACTTGTCAACCAGCGCACAGCAGCACATCTTTACCGCATCCAGATCCACGTTGTCCTTGGCTCGGTTCTGCGTGAAATAATCGAGGAAGGAGCTGGCCCGGACAGCCAGACGCGGAAAATCCCCACTGCTTACAGTGCCCATATAGACACCGGAGTAGTATGTGTAATCAGCGTATGTCAATTGGGTCAGCTCCCTTCCAATACTGCAATTATGTCAGCCTTGCGCATTGAACTGCTGACCCCGTCCACCCCGTTTTCCCAGGCATAATCAAGCAATTGAGCTTTTGTCATGTCGGAGAAAACAGGGGTTTCAGGGTCAGGCTCACTCAGCAGTTCGGTTAGCCCCCCACTGCCGGAGTGATGGTGCCGACAACCACGCCGTCAATGCGCTCGGCGAACAGCACCATGCCGTCGATAACGGTATCGGATGCGGTCATGTTGGTGTAATCGGGTTCCTCGTGGATGCCGATATAACCGGTGGCGTCGGTGGTGAAGTTGAACACCTCGCCCAGATCATCGCCGTTCACAGGGATGTAGTACAGGACGATGTTGTCTTTGGCAGTGGCGTAAATCTTGCCCTTTTGGACGCTGGAGTTCAAGATCATAGTGCCCAGACCGAGGAAGTTCTCGACATAGGTCATGCCGAAAGCGGTCTGCAGGGTGATGTTGGCAGTTGCGAGATAGTCCGCAACGTCCAGCGGGTTCATGAAATACACTGCGCCGATTTCGTCATCCTCGAACAGCACCTGCAGCTGGCCCCATGCCTGAGCCAAGGTCGCTTGGAAGGTCGCACCGCTGGCCGTACCCGTACCGGTTGCGAGGAAGTCGAAGAAGTCCTTGCGGATGCCCTTCTGCACATCCTTTAGCATTTCATCGGTGGTCATTTCAACCGCCTGATCGTAGCCGCGATCGGCGATTGCTTCGGCAGAGGTGGCCTTGCGCCACTTCTTCAAGGTGATCTCCTTGTAGTTCACAGCCTCGGTCTTGTACTTGCTCAGGGGGATGGTCTCGCCCTCAGCCACAGCGCCGTCTTCCAAAGTGCCGGTAGCCTTGTAGCTCTTGAGCACAGTACCGGCCTGCTTGGCGATCTTACGAGTAACGCCCAGAGCCTCCATCAGCTTCTTGATGGAATAGCCGAACATCTCGGTAAATTCGATCTCACGAACACGGGCGAGATCTTCCTTCTTAATCAGCTTAGGATCAACAGCCATTTTTATTCTTCCTTTCTAAACAAATCCATATTTGCGGCGATTGCAGCGCGCCGCTCAGTTCTGTCGGTGATTTGCATAATCTCGTCCTTGGTCATAGGCTTTCCGCCCTCGTTGAGCCGTGCGCCCATGTCCAGCCGGACAGCAGGCTTAGAAACAAGGCTCTTATAGGTGCCGTCTACGAGAGCGTCAAGGCTCTTGGTGTCCTTGATCTTCTCGCCGTCCAGCTCCAATGCAGACATTTCCTCGCCGCATCCGCGCATGGCAAGGTCGAGATTTGCACCGGTGATGTTTTTGCTCTCAAAGTAAGCCCGGACAGCCTTTTCCTTTGCCGCCTTGCTTTCCTTTTCGGTGATGCCGGACTTATAAGCTTCAAAATCCGAATGTTCTTTTTCATACTTTTCCTTATAGCCGCCGTCACCTGCTGCCTTGAGGTCATCCAACTGCTTTTGGATGCCGGGCAGCTTCTCCGCGTCCGCCTTGTATTTGCTGACGTCAGCCTTCAAGCCGTCCACGGTGTCCGTATGCGCCTCGATGATAGTATCCACCTGTTCGTCGGTGAGACCCATGCCCTTCAAAAGTTTACGTGTAAGTGCCATTGTTCTATCTTCCTTTCCCTTGTCCGCAGTTCGTCGCGGCGATAGATTGTATAAAAACCGCTGTGCCTCGCGGGTTTTATCGAAAGAAAAAGAGCCAACCGCCGAGAAAAACTCGGTAGCTGGCTCCTATTGCCCTTTCCCGCGCCCAATTACGCGGGAGTTGAATATTTGATTGTTTTCTTGACCTCTAACACGATGTACCCGTCGCCCTTGCGCCGGATCTCCGCATCATTGCCACGTTTAAGAATAGCTTCCACAGCGCGCATGATATCATCATTCATTGTCCGTCACCTCGGAAAACAGGAAATCATATTCACGTTGTAGGTCTCTAAGCTTTGAGTTGCACTCTTTCTCAATTGCATATACCGCCAAATCAGATGGGTGGTCTCGTCCTTTCCAATCGGGGTATTTTGCCCTTTCTTCATCTACTTTAGCCCAGCATTCATGAAAAAGTGCGTCGCATTTTGCCTTGTACTCATTAAAGAGTGGATGGTTTTCATTTATTTTTTTCTTTGCGTACATAGTCAACCTCCAGCTCTTTACTTAAAATCTTCATTACTTCGTGGTACTTATCAACGTCCGGGTTTATCTGCCCTTTCCACATCATCTCAAATACGTCCGTTCGTTCCAGTTCCTTAAAGCGATTGTACACCACATCGCGAGCCTTTTCAACGGTTTTGGCTGTTCGTCTCATAATGTATATAAATCGGTCATCAGACGCAATGGAAAGTTCTTCTTTACTGTCCATAAAGAACGCAACGTCTTCTGCACTAAAAGAGTAATGCGTTTTTTCACGCGGGTGATTGTGATACGAATATGACCCATTTAGGGTGCTCGGTATAGCAGACAAGTCTACAGTTGCTGCTTCCCCTGAGACGCGCCAGACTTTGCCATCTTTCGTCACCGAGTAATTAACTTCGTAATCAAAATTAGCCAGTTCTTTCTCAGCATCGCTCAAAACTTTCATGGCTGCTGTTTTATCAGAAAAATCAACAGTCCCAACCAAAACCGGATCTCCCGGGGAAACGCTGTTGCCATTGCCGGTACTTTTTATACTTTTTGAAATGGGAGTAGCATTATAGACGCGCATCCGCTCCGGTTGCTCCGGCAGGCCAGCTTCCGCACTGAACGCCTTGTATTTAGCGTTTAACCGCCGTAGCCGTATGTTTACCGCAGTCTCATCTTCATGCAATCCTGCGGCCTTGTAGGAGGCTTTTTCGCGCTTTAGCTTTCTAACCGTCCGCTCAATACGGCGCTGCATCTGGGTTGCCTCGTATGCTGTGTAATCCTTGCCATCAAACGTGCAGCCGTGGCCATCATCGATGTGCTCCAACTGTTCATCCGTGTAAGTGCGCTCGGACACGCCCTCAACCCACGGGAACCGCCTGTGGCGGCAGTTGGCCCCTTCCAGACCGTCAACAGCGCCCAGGCCGCAAACGTCATAAATGCTCGGGTAAATGTCCCCAGTGCGGACGCTGTAAACGCGGCCTTGCCAATCCTTATGCGATGACCATGGTGACGGTCCCGGCTTATCTCGTGCGCCAACATGGGCCGAAACTTCAAAATATGGTGTATCCAGATATTCTGCTGATTGCTCCGTATACTTGGCGCAGATTTGAGATACGCCGGTCATTACAGCTCTCCGCACGGCAACATCAACATGATCTCGATGACCACTTTCGTAGTCAACCACTTTTAGACCGCTGTCCGCAAGTTCCTTCACAGCCGTTTTAATCGCCTGATTGTAGTTGATTGCACCGCTTTGCACCTGCAACGCTGCGCTGTCAAGCGCCCATTGGTACGCTTTGGCAGGTGGGAGCATTGTACGCCCAGCGTCCACCAAGAAGCCCATGGATGCGGTCAGATTGTGGAATGTATCAAGTGTCTGCGTCCTAATCGCCGCCACTTCCGCAGCGTCAACCAGTGTCTCAGGCTGGGTGATATGCGCAAGGTCAATCATATCGGTGTAATACTGTTGGTTCCTTGCGACCACATCGCCCAGCAGCTTGTCCAGCTTAGTTTTGCTGATGCCGGAAGTCTCGCGGATTGCTTTCTTGATTTCCTTTAGGTCGATGCCGTGGGACCGCAACGCCCGGATGTCCTGCACCGTTACCTCGTTCAGTTCATCCGCAGCTTTCAGCCGGGAGCAGATTTCATCCAGCAATACGAGTTCAAGTGCCCGGAACAGTTCTGCCAGATCCTCTGGGAGCGCATCAAGTAGTTCCGGGGTAAATGGATACCGGCTCATTTTTCACAACCCCAAAAGTCCCAGTATTTTCTCCAAATCCCATTACTCGACCTCCGTTTCTTCCTCGGTCACCATGTCCTGTGCCTTTGGCAGCGCTGCCTTTGCGGTGGCTTCGTCCTCATTCATCCAGCGCATACGGAACTCCCAATCGTTCATGATGCCAGCATTAAGAAGTTGCACGTCACGGTTAAAGTCCTGGCCCTTGTCCTCAATGATGGAATCGTCAAAGTCAATGGAGATCTGGACGTCCTCATTGAGGGATGCGCCCATGTACCGATTCCCCATGCGGAGCAAGCTCCGGCACAACTCTGTGATTGCCTGCTCAAGCACAATTTCATGTTTTTTGATTGTGCGAAACAGGGTGCTGTTCTCGCTGATGACCTGCGTGGCAGTTGCGATGCTTCCCTGATTGAATTTGTAATGGTTCTCACCGAAACCGCACTTGCTGGACAGGATGTTCAACATATCTTGCATACCGGTGTTAAACTCCGCTGTCCGCAGCGACATATCGACCTGCTGTAAGATGTTGCCGTTGCCGCCTCTGTCCTCCGGAAGTACATAATAAACGGTCTCACGCTTATCAAACACTGGACGACCGTCAATGCTCTTGGTTGCCTCCGGTTGCACCACAATGCGCTTCTTGCCCAACACAAATTCGTTCACATAGCTATCATAGGTAATGTCAACGCTCTTAAGCTGGTCGATGGCGTGGGCAAACACAGCCACGCCAAGCGGGTTGTTTTCGTCAGAGTTTGCAATGTTCAGCCGGTCGATCACAAACTGCGGCTTGTCGCTGCCGATATGAACCACCGGGGGAATTGTCTCAAACCCTTTCACGCTGGCCAGTGGGATTTCCTCTGCATCATACAGATGGTTCTCAATGTCATACTCGCCGTTGCGCAGCCTGTGCACCTGGATGTAAGTATATTCTGTGTCATCGACCTTTCGAGTGGATGCGAACGCACACTCGCGGATAACGCCGTTATCCCACGTCAGCGGGTAGATGTTCCCGGCGCTGACATAGTTGATGCGAATGCGGCCAGAGTCAATGATTTCTGCTGTATCTGGGTTAATTCCCATGCCTTCCATCACCGGCACATACGCAACGGTTCCTACTGCCGCTTTGCGCTCCTGCGATTCGTTAGCCTTGACCTCCCAATTGTTATCGGCAAAAACAGTATCGATAAATTCCTGTTCCTGTTTGCCTTCAAGCGTGATGTTGACTCGCTCGTTCATTAGGAGGTTGGCCCAATCCTCGCAGACTTTCTTTCCCATTCCAACCGAATAACGGTGGCACTCCAGCTCTTCAATGCCATTCCACACCGTATAGCTGTGGAAATCTTCAACGTTTCCCTTATACCATGCGTCCCACAGGTCGATTAGAGAGTAAAATTTGCTGTCGACCGTGTCAAACCCAATATCCTTTAATGCTCTGCGAATATTCACTATTTCACCGTCCCATCATGTGACCGGCACGTTCCAGGTCTTTGTAATAAGGCTCAATGCTGTACTCAAAGGCATCCAAGCTGTCGATGTCGGACGTGCCATCATCCAAGCGCTCGTCCTCAAATTTATCAGGATCATAAATAGCGGATTGCAGTGCATCGATCAGATGGGGGCAGTTTCTGGAAACCTTGAACCGCCCCTGCTTCATCAGCAGCACCACCAGCCGAATTCTGTCTGTAATTTGCATTTTCAGTGCGTTCTTGACTTGGGTACCCAGCCGGAGTTTTTGTGCCGTGTGATCCAACCCTCGTATAAGCACCGTTTCCGCGCTATCCGCTCGTGTCTGGCTGTAACCATACTTTGACGTTATCAACTGGCAGAACGTAGCAAAACGCCGGTTTAATGCATCCGGGTCAATCTCTTCGTTTTTGATGTATTCTTCTTCCAACGCCACAACCCGGAAATTTTTTGTAATCCCGGTGGCTTGAAATTTCGTTGCGGACTTTGTACCGCCGAAGTCAACGCCAATTGAAATGATTGAGAAGCTGGTGCCGTTTTGCTTGGCCCACTCCAAAGGGTCTCCGATCAAATACTTTTCTGTATCGTTGGCGAAGTCCTTATAAACGATGCCCTCTGCCGCTACCCACAGGCCGCGCACATACCGGTCATAAAATATACCGGCATACATATTCTCGTACCGTTCAAGGGTGCGCTTGCTCAGGCCGGGGTTGTCCGTCATTTCAAAGTGTAGATACAGTGCATTACGCTCACGGCTCCGCTTGATCCACTCCTGATAGAACCAGTGGTGTGGGCTGCCGGGGTTACAAGAGAACCACAGCCGCGCGCCGTCAACGGAGCAACGTGCAAGCGCCTGTTCCACGAATGAGCGTGGCATCAATACCACCTCGTCCAGCAACACACCCGCCAGTGTGCGGCCTTGGATCAGCGTATAGCTCGCCTCGTCCTTGCCGCCGAACACTTCAAAGTAATTTGTCACGGCTCCGCGCCGCACTTCCATTACCTTGTCACCGCGCCGCCAGCGGACGATATAACGTTCCTTTGCAAGGCTCATCGCCGTGAACGGTACGATGATGTTCTTGGTACAGCTGTCCACCGTTCTGCCGCACACGCCAAAACGCTGACCGCTGAAATTTTCCATCGCCCAGCGCACATACGCCCACATCATAATGGAGGTCTTGCCGGAACGCACAGCGCCGTCGCAAATCAGCGCATCATACTTGGAATATGGATAAGCGAGAATTTTCTTCTGCTTTGCGCTAATCATCGCTCTCCAGCCCTTCTGCCATTTCACGCAGGCTCACGCTCAAAGCGTCCTCCTGCGTGTTATCCGTCGGCAAGCCTAGCTCAACAATATCGCGCTGTCCAAGGTACTGTTTCCCCAGCCAGATAGCCATGCTTGCGTTCTTTTCGGCCAGCTTCCACTGCGCTCTCCGCAGGCTCGACTTTCCCACCTGACTTTTGCTTTTATATGTGTCCGCAAAAGTCATTTTATACGTCCGTTTGCACCATCGATTCAGGGTGTCTGCGCTGCACTCAAGCACTCCGCAGATTTCTGCTTCCGTGCACTGGATCCCACATAGGTTCTCAAACAGCTTTTGATTTATTACCTTTTTCGGCCTTCCAGTCCGTGCCACTTCCACCCCTCCATTCCTTAAGATTTGATCATGCCAGAGATTTCTTTCTCGCGGTCAGCTTTCTCGCCACCAATGTATGCAGGCCATTCATGGCCCCTGTAATATCGCCGGACTTAATCAGCCCGTTCAGTGTTTTCATTTGCTGTGTGGATAAATACTGATGGTTTTTCTTCAACATCCTCCGTGCAGTCGCCTGAGCATTAGTCATGCAGAAGCACCGCCTTCTTCCCGGTGAACTTCTCCCACCGGTCAACAATGACGTCGGCATACTTCGGGTCAAACTCCATGCAGAAAGCGTGTCTGCCATTCTGCTCCGCCGCCATGATTGTTGTTCCGGAGCCAGCGAACAGGTCGAGTACATTCTCACCCGGCTTACTGGAGCACTGCATCTGGTAATCAAACAGCTTAATCGGCTTCATGGTCGGATGCTCCGCAGATTTGACAGGCTTATCGAAATTCAGAACAGTTGTCTGCCTGCGGTTCTTGAAGAAGTAGTGCTTCTTGCCTTCCGTCCATCCGTAAAGGCAAGGCTCATGCGCGTCCTCTTCAATTTCGCTTTCACCGTACAGGCAAGGCTCATGTTTCCACTGGAAATCCTGTCTCCCCATTACGAGGGAATTCTTTACCCAAATCAGGCACTGCCGGACGCGCAGCATTGAATCTTTACACGCGCCACGGAAGTTGTACCCCTCGCTGTCTGCATGCCAGATGTAGAACGGAGCGCCGGGTTTCATAACCATCACTGCATTGGAGAAGGCATCCGTCAGGAACCGTCTAAATGCCGTATCCTCCATATTGTCGTTCTTAATCTTCCCGGCGGTGCCCTGATAGTCCACATTGTACGGAGGATCGGTGAGAAGAAGATCGATTTGTGCCCCCCCCACAAGCTTTTGTACATCAGTCAGAGATGTACTGTCTCCGCACATCAAGCGATGGTCTCCAAGCTGATACACATCGCCCAGCTTGCTCTTCGGCTCCGCCGGAATGACAGGTTCATAATCATCCTCGACAACGGAATCGTTCAGTTCGTCACGCAGACCCCATTCAAAGTCAAACGCCGACAGGTCGAGACCGGGCAGCTCATCAGCCAGGAGGTCAAAGTCCCAGTCGCTCTCGTTGCTCTTGTTATCCACCAGCCGCAGGGCGTTCACCTGCTCCGGTGTAAGATCGTCTACGCAGACGCACGGTACTTCTTCCATGCCCAGCTTTTTTGCCGCCAAAGCGCGGCAATGCCCGATTACGATCACGCCGTCACGATCAATCACAATCGGCTGTACAAATCCGTACTGCTTGATGCTCTCCGCAACGTTGTTGATTTGCCGCTTATCATGCTTTTTTGCGTTTGCGGCATACGGCACAATATCCGCAAGCCGCCGCTTTGTGATTTCCATGCCATCCTCCTGTTTTGCTACCGGCCCCCGCCCCTTGGCCTTACATAGCAGACTTTACCCGCCCCGAGGGGCTACAACGCCGCCCACATTGGGCGTTATTCTTTTCACAGGTCCCGGCATTGCGATCTGTTTGAATTGCTTACACAGCGGCCTAATCATACGATTGCCGCCACCACGCCGCATCCATTAAACGCCTCGGCACTCGCGCAGATTGTAGCAATGCCGGTATCCCACGGAACTTTTCAGCCCTGCGCCGGTATGTCGGTCGCATCCGTTTCTTCATTCATAGGCCGGAGCCAGCAAAATAATGATTATTCGGCCTGCCGCTTTCATACAGCGCACAGGCAAGCCCCTTGTAGCGGTCTTACCCTTCCGTGGTGCCGCAATGCGGTAGCATACATCTGGTACGGCATTGCAGTCCTGCCCTGCTTTAGCGCTTCAGGGAAAGTCCCCGTCACTCGCTGTGGTCTCCCCTTACGGGGCACCTATGCCGTGAATGTCCCTCCTGGGACACATCGTTGAGAGGTGCGGAGGGTCCTGTGCCCCGATTTGTCAGGCTCTCAAAGTCCTATTGCGTCGTGGCTCGCGCGTCGCGCTCCTGAGCGACTTGCCCTCGTTGCTATTTCCGAGACGTCAGGTTGATCTATCGCGTTTCCTGCGACTGACTTTCACAGTCGGGTGCGACCCGGTATTCTGGTGCAGACGGCTGGGTTTGAACCAGCGCATACCTCCTGGCGCGGTGCTCTGCCTACTGAGCTACGTCTGCATATCCCCGGCATCCGCCGGGGTCAGGAGGAAAGAAAGGATGGATGGAATGAGGATACGGATATAACCCCGCACCCTCATTCTGACACATATTTTTATTCGCTTGCCCCGAATTGGGGGCAAAGACCAATTTTTTTTGCGATACTATAAAGGTTTACTCTCTCGCTCGCCCTCGTCCCATACAAGCTCATCCAAGCTGACGTGGTAATGATTCGCTATCAGCTTCAATTGGCTGAGAGCCGGTTCGTTCTCCCCGGTTTCGTACTTCCGTAGCGTATCATGCCCGATCCCAATCAGCTCCGCTTTCACTCTCATGCTTTTAGCAGGCCGCTCAGATTCCCTTAACTTGCGCAGCCGTTCCGGGAATGTACTCACATAACCACCTCACATAGCCGGAAATTCTCTACCACGGGTCCTCCCGCCGTTTCCGTCCGCACACTGACAAATCGGCCCTTTGGGTGGATGTAAATTACCTCTCCGCACCGGAACGGATACATCTGCTCATACGTCGGGTGCTGCCGTTCCAGTTGGGAAGGTATGGACTTAAATCTGACCCGAACCACCTGTCCAAGTTTCATGATTCCTCCATTTCCAGCAGCATCACCAAGTCCCAGAACTTCCGCGCATCCAGCCCTGTTTCCGTCTTGATCTTTCCAAACCGATAGATCACGCTGCTTTGATGGATACCCATCTCCTTTGCTGTTTTCACGCAATTCATATCATTCTTTGCATAGATGCGCAGGAGTGATATATCTTCCTTCTGCATAGTTACCTCCCATAACGGACCTTTTTCAGATCCTTGTATCTATCCGGGAGCGGATTGTTTAGCCATCCCCGTCATCCTTTCTTTCGCCGCAAGAGCAGTAATCGTCGAATCCCATGGGAACACCAAGGCTGCAACAAATTATGTATTCATTGTTGTCGGATACCATTCCATTTGCGCAGTTTTTGCACCGGATAACCGGTACAAAGCATTCGGTCAGCGGCTTTAAAAATTTTTCGCAGGCCGGGCACATGGAGTCCTGAATGGAGTTTTGATTTCCATCCACTCTATACACCTTCCCGCACAGCTTACACTTTCGCTCAATTTGATCCCACATTTTACTCCCGCTTTCTCTCGCCGTAGCTGCAATAATCGTCCGGGTTACGAGTTTGCCATGCCGCAGAGCATCAGGCATGTGCCCATTTCGTAATGTGCACAGTCCTTGCACCGCATCACGACTACGGCATCCACGATGGGGCAAGCGTCAACTACTCCGCTTACTTCATTTAACGGGCAAAGTACAGCAAACTCATTGTCATATAGCATATCAACCAGTTTATCAGCGTCAATCGTCCTCATGGTCAGCACCTCCGTCCATCTTGGCCCCGCAGTGGGGGCAGTATTTCCCATACATGACCTTATACTTGTGAGCCGTTGTCTTTCCGCAATGGCTACACATCCACGGTACGTTATCGCCATCGCCACAGACTACCCATTCGGCATGCACCACCGGGGCAACATCGGCAGCAGAAATGCGAATGACAGCCGCTTTCAGACAGTCAAGCATCCGATTTTGTGCAGGGCTTCGGCATGGGCTGCGCTGCCCCTGCACAGCTCTAAGCACTGCTTCCCGCTCAATGTATTCAGCCATTGTCTCAGCCCTCCTTGAACGCATTGTAGTGGCACCCCATACACTTGGGAAACACATCGTCAGGGTTTTCTTCCTGATACTCTGCAAATTTTTGTGCCTTTTCTCTGGACTCGAAAACAGAAGAATAGTGAACGACCGGATTTGTATTCCGTCTGTAAGATGGGCTGTAAATGCCGCAGTAGAGTGCGCCCTGATAGTCGCAGCATACAATTTCTTTGATTGTCCCCTTGTACACTTTGTTGGAGCAATTCACCCACCAAACGGTATCTCCAACATTCAGTTTTGTTTTAATATCAGCCATTGTCAGCCCTCCTCAAACAGCGACTTATACGCTGCCATCAAGTTTGTATCGTTTGTCTGAAAGTCCATGCAGCAGTTCCAGGCCCTGATTCCTCCATTTTCATCTACTATACGGACGATTTTTTCGGACGGGAACGGTTCACCTAATCGGGCGTTTTCCATTGCATCCCAAATCGGACAGCCGCCATTTTCCGGTAACTCCGAGAATCCATCCTCCCGGAGTTTCCCTTTACTGCATCTTTTGCAGAAATAATAGAGAAAGTTTTCATATTCCGTGCCGCTGCTAAACGGTGTGGATGGTTTTATTTCCATAATTCAAGCCCCCCAAGATCAGTTTGTTCTTTCGATGTATTCAGCCATTATCAGCCTTCCTCCACATAGCACCAGCTCTGGGGCGGGCGCTTAATGTCACCGCCAAATTTTTTGCAGTCCGTGCATTCCCATGTGTATTCTGCATGGCAAGAATCGCACGGGTCAGTTGCACGCTGGAACTCGCTCAATTCTTTCGGCGTATCATAAATGCGCAAGTCGGACATATGCCAGCCATAACAACGCCCCTTATCGCCGATATAAGCTATAATTTCTGCCTGAGATAAGCACGTCGCAGGGGAAAAGGCGGCATTTGTCGGACACCATAGCCTGCCGCCATCGTATGTGATCGGGACGATCCGCTCACAGGTAAACTCGCCTATAACCTTGCCGTTTCCTATGGCACCGCCCACCGGGATTGCCGCATCCACATCCATGCAGGCAATCAGGTTTGTGCCCGTCTGATTCTGCATAAACGCAAGGTGCTTGTCCCTTGTGCAATAGATATAGCACTTAAACGGCGTTTCCAGCTTCGGCTTGGTCTTGCGGACTTCGATAGTCTTTTCGCCGGAGGCAATCTTTTGACACCACTTCGGGCGAATGCTGATAAGCACGGCCTTACTCATCTTTCTTCGCCTCCACTGTATTCTCCGCCTTTTGGGGTTTGTTCAGCCATTCTAATATGTCCGAATAGTCCTCTGAAAACTCTAATTCGTCCTCAAACCCAAGATTTTTGTACATCAACCTGCAAAACTCTTTTTGGCTATCGTATAACAGTTTCGCCAACTGCTGATTTGTCGCAGCCCTCATACGGTCTGCATTGGTCAACGCTTTGTTAGACGGCAGCACCACCAGCCGACCGGCCTTGTCGGCTTTCAACAGCTCCCGAATCCGTTCTGCCTTTGACGTGTCATCGCTAAAGGCGGATTCGATAATGGCCTTTGCGTTTTCGCACTGTTCCGGTGTCATGCCCGTATCTAAATACTGACGCAGCAGCAGGCAGTGGGCAGCCGGAACCGCCGTGCAGAACCCGCCGACCGCAGTACAGTTCCCGTTATCCTCATGCCTAAAGTGGCAACGCAGGCAATTAACATTTTCCATTATTTCTCCTTCGGCGGTTCCGGCAGCGGCATCCACGCCAAAGCACGAGCATTTGTTCCATTGGCAACTTCACCGCCCCAGCGCCCGTTGTTTTGATATCCGAGTGCGTAATTTACAAACATTCCATTAAAGTCTCCATGGCGGAAATACTCACCCCAACACAGCACTTTCCGAAAATTCTCCGGTAGCCGCTCCTCCACCTGGATCCAGTGGGGCACCTGCCCCCGCAGTTTCTCAATTTCTTTCGCCTGCGCTTCGATCAAGTCAGCGGCTCCCGCCAGATCATCGCACAGGGTAATGAGCGTTTCCCACTCATTTGTCCGCGCCCATTCCGCGTGCTCACGCAGCGCATTTACGAGGTTTGTATCTCTCATAATCAGCCCTCCAATCTCCAATCATCGTTCCGCACCTGAAATGCGTCGCCCAGCTGTACGGTGTCCGGGTAATTGTGCTGTGTGGTCTGGATGGCGTACTTGTCGATCTCGGTCGCGTAGTATCTGAGCAACCACGGCTGTACGCCCAGCTTGTCCAGCGCAATATGGCCGCAGCTCATACCGTCGTACATTGAAAGCACTTCCACCGGATCCGCCGTCAGCCCGGTAAAATGGCTCATGATGTGTGCGATCACGTCCACAGTCCAGCCGTTGCCCAGCATCTTGTAAGCTTGGGTGGCGCTGACAGGGAAACCATACTCCTCCGGCACGGTCTGGAGGCGTTTACATTCCGTCACGGTCAGCTTCCGAATGATATAAAACCCGTCCGCCAGCTTAATGGGGAACCAATTTTCTACCCGTTCCGTCTCCCCCTTTTGATTTACCATGACGCAGATTTTCCCGTCTCGCACCTCGTAAACTGGGATTTCTTTTCCGCCTGCCGCCTTAATTACAAACTGCCCTTTCCCGTCCGGGATAACAGGCACGGCATAAAGACCGGTTTTTGCCCCCACGCCGCCGCCCTGTCCGCACAGGGTCACGCTTTTGCCATCCGGGCTGTAAACACGGTATTGCTGGCTGTCAAAGTCTGTGTTCTTAGCCTTACTCTCGATGGTGCCGATGCGGACAGGCTCGGCTATGCAGTCGTATTGTTGCTTTGCCTGGTTCGGATTGTTTATCCTTGGCACAAGGTTGTTTTCGAGATTTCCCATGTGCGCATCAACGGTTCGCGCCTTTCCGTTTTTCATTCCATTGACGACGATCGGCTCTGCGACCATCGTGCGGCGGTGTTTCGTAAGCGTCTGTTGTGGATTGCTCCCCTTAGCTTCTGTAGCCGTGATGCAGTAAGATTTTTCCGACCATGCAACGCCGGTCTCCAGAATGTCCCGCAACAGAATACCCCTGTCCTCCGGCTGCTCCACTGCCACTTGGCTGTATGTGCCGTCCGGGTTCCGTTTGCCCGCCCAATACAGCCGCTGGCGGTTCTGTGCGCTCACCAGTGCGGAGTTGATAAGCACGGGTTCCACGCCCAGCTCCGCCGTGATCTGCGCCCGGATAGCGGGCGACATGGACTTGTTGTTTTCGTAGAGAAAAAAATCCGGCTTGTACTTGTCGCGGGCGATACGGTAGTTTAGAAATAGCTCCCAGCCGATGCCGCTGGCCTCTGTCTCGCGGTTCTTCATCTGTGCGATGCTCCAATGTGTGCAAGGACTTCCGCCGATCAATAGTTTCATGCGTCCTCCACCTCCGCAAGCCAGAACGCCTTTTTGCACTCAAAGCAAGTTCGCTTGTTGCAGTCGATACCCGTATTGCCGAATACATCCATTGGGCAAGCATTAAGGCATCCCGAATCAGTTTGTGCGTTCGGAAACAGCTTCAAGAACTCGCTCTGGCGGGTTTTAGCGGGGTGCTCTGCGGCCCACTTTTCGGCAATTTCCACCGCCTCCTTCGGGTGGGTTCTTTGCCAGACAGGGCAGGTTTCAAACCCGCTACGTGCTTTCCCAAACTCGCATTTGAGGCACTCGCAGTGGCACATTCTGTTCAATGTTTTCAAATACTCCACAGCGTCCATTACTTTTCACCCCTCAATGGTGACCTCCACGCGGGAGGCTCCGGTTGTCTGATACTTCCACACCGTCAAAGCTGCGATTGCGCTATCGTCGTTGTAGGCGTGGCCGTTCAGCGCGTCTAGAATGGCCTTCGCCACGTTGTCAGCGTCAGGGCGTTTGGTGTGGGGCGTCCCGTCCATCGCAGCGGCCTTTTTCTTTGACGTGCTTTTCGGCACCGTGAAGAACGCCGTGACGGTGACCCTGAGCGGGATGCCGCCCGCAAATCCCGCTCCGCTCTGGCACTGCCAGCACTGGACCACCTTGTCCTCGTAGTCCTGCGTTTTCTGCGGAGTGTAGGTATGGCCGTCTTTCTTAAACCGGGGACGGCCCTTGCCCATCGGAATACCGGGAACCGTAAATTGAATCTTCATCGCTTTTCTTCCTTTCCGTCAACAATGATCTGCACCACCCGGACACGGCCCAGAGGCTCCAGCAGCATGGCCACCGCCTCCTTTGTGCCCTGCGTGTCCTCGCCGTAAATATCAACCACGATCCGCATCATCACACATACCCCCAAGCGTCCTCGCATTTGAAGCCGGGGCCTTTCGCGCCCTTGCGGCCACCGCGATCCTGTTCTTTCGCCAGCCAGCGGGTAATGAATCCGCGCACACCACGCGCCGTTTTCCGCTTCGCCGGGTTATTCAGGCACCATTCCCGCATCTCCCGCAACTGCTGTATCACGTCGACAGCAGGGTACACGCCTGCCCATTCCTGGCATTGCTCCTGCGACACCTGATATTCAGTGCCGTCATTGAGGGGGATGGAAACCACCGGCGGGGATGCCGTTTGCGGCTCGCCGCCTACTTCTTCTGGATTCTGGATTCTGGATTCTGGATTCTGGATTGGATTACTGGCGCATTTGCTTTCACCTGCTTGCAATTGCTTGCAATTGATTTCAGATGTAATCAATCCGTCAGCAGGTGCCGGGAATTTGCTTACTTTGTTCCTCACAGTCTGGTGCTCGCTCCAGTTTGGAAAACATAGGTACGGTTCTCCGTCAACTTCATAGAGGATCACAGAGCCTATGGTCGCCAATTCTGCAAGCGTCTTACTGATCGTTCCCTCAGTCACACCTTTTCTGCGGGGGAATACAAAGCCTTTGAGCAATTCCGGGTCTGCGCTTCCGCGCCCATAATCATCAACGTAGGTAATCAGGTACGCCCACAATCGGAACTGAAAGTCCGTCATTGCGTTGATGCTTTTGCTCGTCCTGATGCTATCCTTGATGATCCTGTTCGGCATTCGCCCACCGCCTTAGAACGGGAGATCCCCATCATCCTCGATCTCGCTGAAATCGCCCTGTGGTTCACTCTGCGCCGTGTCCCCGCCGTCCCGCTTGGAATCGCCAAAGTACACGCTGTCGGCCACAATCTCGGCGCTGCGGCGCTTGTTACCGTCCTTGTCGGTCCAGTCACGGATCTGCAAACGGCCCTCCACCACGGCCATGCGGCCCTTAGAGAAATACTTGCTTACAAATTCAGCGGTGTTGCGCCATGCCACCACGTCGATGAAATCCGTTTCCTTCTCGCCGGACAGGGACTTAAAGTCCCGATCAACCGCCACGGTAAAGGATGCAACCGCCGTGCCGCTGTTGGTGCGGCGCAATTCAGGATCGCGGGTCATCCGGCCCATCACAATAATTCTGTTCAGCATATTCATTCCCCCAAATAATTTTTTTTGAAAACTTCCATGAATTTCTCATGGCCATACAGTTCTTCAAACCGCTGCTGGCACTCGCGTTTCAAGCGCAAGTCCAGCTCGTGGCCATTCTTGCCGTGAACGCCGTAGTCGGCCATGTTGTGCCAGTCAGCACGGAGATACACCCAGCAGCCCCATTTCTCGGATAGCTGCCGCCTGCCGCCGCCATAGACGTGGTGCTTTGCCAACCGCTCTGTAAAGCTGGTCAGGTAGCACTCCCGGCGGTCTTGCATGATGCTCTTGCTCATCGGCCCCATTCCTCCATCATCCCCGCCAGCTTCTCCGGAGGCAGGGTCTCAATGCCTTGCTCCACGCAGTCCTGCACCGCCATATCGATCAACCGTGACATTTGCGCGGTATCGTAGGTGCTGGAACCGTAGTACAGTACAACGTTCGTGCACCCCGGAAGCTTGCTTGGCATGGTCGATGTTAGCCATCCATCCCCATTGCGCTCCCACTCACGGCGCAGCTTGTCTACGCCTTTATCCGGGATGCACACTGTTTCGTTGTTCCCGCCGATCTCCCGAATGTAGCTCCGGTAAATGTCCGTCTTGGGGATTCGGGTCTTTTCGGCCAAACGATCAGCCAAAACCCAGAAGTACGCATTCGCGTCGAGGCTCCGCTTCTCCCGATGTTCCTTGATCTCCACGTCATAGGACTTGCCCTCTTTCAGCGCGTCAAGCACCTGTCGGGCTTTGTTGGTCTGAATGCACAGCCAGTCACCGGCGGCATCCATCGTCCAGCGGAACGCCGTTGCGTTAACCCGCTCCATTCACAGCCGCCTCCTCGGCCTAGGTCAACTTCATGCACTCGGCGCATAGTACCTTTTTGAACCGCCGATTGCTGTATGCCGCCATGTCCGCAGCCGCCCACGTTGAGCCGTCCCGCTTGATTGCCGCCTGTACGGTGCGCCCGCAGCGTTGGCACATGATAGGCTCCGCCGGAATGGCCGCTTTCTGGGGCCGCTGCTGGGGTTCTGTGCTACGGTCATACTTGGTGCTGTCCTTATCCCAGTACACATCCGCGCCAAAGCCCAGTGCCTTGCAGGCCACGGAAATTGCGTCCGTGAGGGCCATCTTAAAGCATTCGTCCGAGGTATACAGCCCGTTCCGCTCGCTTGCTACAAAGGCACTGCCGCCGGTGCCGGGTATAGCTTCCGACCACGCTCCGTCTACCTTGACAAACAGGTCGATGTCCAGAAATGCGGCAACCTCGTTGTTGGCCCCCTGCTCCAACCGCTTGTCCGTGATAACATACTTCCAGCCGATTCCGCAGGGGCCGAACTGCTCCGTCAGCGCCTTGATGCGCCACATGGGGTTGATATCGGTCTTACCCTTCAACCGCCCCGCCTGAATGGACCGCTTGGCGGCCTCCGGCACCTGCCGAACCCGCTCATAAATCCCCAGATTCTCCATGTTCATCCTCCAAATTCAGCGGGCAATACATCCCGCGACCTTTTGAATCAAGCAGGTACTCGCCCGTTCTCCGGCATTGGAGCCGGGAATAGGTTTCCAGCATGGGGCACAGCGCACAGCACACATGCCCCTCTGGGAAATTAATATCCACGGTCGCCCGTGTGTAGAATAAACAGCTATTGCCCATTTGCCCTCCTGTAAACTCCATAGGCGATTGTCTCGCCGTCTTTGTTCTTCTTGATGACCGTTTCCTTAGTCAGCTCAACGCCAGCCTTCCGCAGGTCGGAAATCCGCGCTGTAAAGTTGGCGATGCGCAGTTTGCTCATACCCTCCATCGTGGTAATGCTCCCGTGCTTATCCAAATAAGCCAGAATCTTTTCGCACTGCGTCATATCAGTCCTCCGGGATATCAATAACCCCAATACCCATTGCTTCTGCAACCGCCTCCGGGTCTTTATCAAGCTCTTTCAGCAACCATTCCAGTTGCTCCTGCATATCATCCTTGAAGCATCGAGCGCAGTAGACTTCACGGTTGACCACGAATCCCGGAGCCACGTCCACATGCAATTTCGGATTTATAACGGTTGAACATTTTTCGCACACCGGGTAAACCTTTCTTTTCATTTCCACGCATCCCCTCTCTTCCACGCTTTCGTGGCGTTGGATTGCTGGGCGTAACCCGCTGTGATAGCACCGCAGGTGGAACACCGTACATAGTGCTTAAACGGTGCGTCCGTGGACTGCACACGCTCACCGCTGCCCATGCCACACACCGGGCAGAGATCCAGCGGATGGCGCTCATGCCGGTTCTTTCTGTTCATCGTGCGCTCACCACCATATACGCAATGGTGATCAGCAGCAGGGCCAGAAAACTCATAAAGCCAATCCATGCGGAGGCGTCCGCCTTCCGCTGCTCTCTGGTGCGCCGTTCATGCTTTCTCATGCGGGTCCCCTCCTTCGATCAGGTCAACGATTTTGAATACCCAAGTGGCCGCATACGCCACGCCGAGGTTCATAAAAAACAGGTTCCAGCTCATTGTTTGATGTCCCCCTCTTTGGTGTAAACACCGTCAAACTCAAGGCCATGCTCCCTCGACCAGATCTTGCCGAACTCCGTCATGATCTTCACCGGGTCAGGCGGAGACACCCAGATCACCCGGTATTCGATTTTTCGTTTCTTCGCCATTGCCTTTTCCTTTCCCCTGTGCTAAAATAGCCACAGGACACATATCTGAGCCTAAGATTTGTTCCGCCGCCCTGCCCGGTCTGCAACACCGGACGGGGCATTTTTTATACTTCGTTTCATACGCTTCTTAGCCGCGCTCATCGATTCCATTGCTATGCCTTGCCCAGCGTCTCTCTGCCATACCGTTGCTGTTCTTAGCGATACGGCACTTCGCTATTCCACCGCCATTCTCATCTAAGCATTTCCTACGCTTTTCTTTGCATTTCTCTTCCTTGGCTTTGCGCTGAATTGCTCCTCTGTGCGTTGCCTTTGCATAGCAAATCACTGCATTTCCGTTGCTACGTCAAGCATTGCTGTGCTACGCCATTCCGCTGCGATTCTGTACCGTTCTGAACCATTCCATTGCATTGCATTGCCTTGCATCTCTGTGCATTGCCTTTGCTATGGTGTTCTCCGCTTTGCCGTTGCTCTGCATAACCTAGCCCCTCTTCGCCCTTCCGTTGCTTTGCCTAACGATTCGTGGCCCTTCTGTAGCCCCTCGATGCAATGCTATTCCGTTGCATATCATTGCTGCGCCCAGCCTTGCCGCGGCACCGCGTAGCCCCGCATTTCCGTTGCTTTGCGGAACGAGCCGTGGCCTTTCCTTTGCTGTGCTTCGCCTTGCTGTTCCGTGGCAATGCCTGGCGATGCCCAACCGTTCCGTCGCGTTACTGGATCTCCTCCCATGTGAACCGGCCCTTGCCGCTGTTGCGCCACTGGCCGATGCCGGAGTACCGGCCATAGTCCAGCCATTCCCGAACGGCCTTCTCGTGGTCGTCGCAGAGGCAGACCACCCGGAACTCGCAGGTAGCGCCTGCGGGGATTTCCTCACTCATAGCAAGGCTGACTCGCTCGCCCTGCGCCGTCTGCGCTCTCAGGGGGCGCTGACACTCGCCAATGGTGCCGTCGAACTCCAGCGGAATCACACGAGGCTCTGGGAAGATCAGCTTATCGATCTCCTTCTTGTAAGCCTTGATCTTCTCACTGGCCGTGCCCTTGACTTTACGGAGACCGCCGCAGGTGTCCTTGAAGAAACCTTTGATCTGATAATCGTAGAGGAACGGGGTGCCGTCCTCCATCCGGGGGAACACCGTCATGGCCTTCTCGGCCACGGCATCAGCGCCCAGCGCGGCAACTTCGTCCTCAACGCTTAAAGCGTCCGGGGATTTGGAACCGATAAACTCCCGATATACGTCTGGGTTTGCAGGGCTTGTGCCAAGAATGGGATCCGTAAATGTAATCCGTACCTTAATTTCCTTCATTCCTTTTTCCTCCTGTTATTGCTCACTGCTGGTCTTGAACAGTTCGTCCACTGTCACACCGTACATCCTTGCCAGCTTCTTGTGGTACTTCCGTGCCGGTCGCCAGTCGCCCAGCTCCCAATGCGTCACACAGGACAAGTCCACATTCAGTTTCTTTGCTACCTGTGCACGGGTCAGGCTGGAACGTTCTCGAAGTTCCTTCAATGCCAAGTCATGTTCCCTCCTTTCGGTGTGAGAATTCATTGACTACGGCAGAAATATGTGGTATGGTAAGCATGGGAGTTAAACTACGCGCCAAATGGCGTACTCTGTTGCAGAGGGGTATTCCATTTAGCAAACGAGTTCGCTTCCAACCGCCCCGAAGTTTGTTGCAGAGACTTCGAGGCGGTTTTTTTATCTCTGCCGCAGTCAATACCCGCCGAAACCTCATGAATGTGAGAAATCACGCTTGACACGACCCGGAAAGCGTATTACAATGAAATCGCCAAAAGACATTGCAAGAGCCGCTTTTATGGGGGCTGGTTTTCGTGTACCCTTTTCCGGTGGGCTTAGGTATATGATACCTCACATTCAAACCGTTTGCAATACCTAATTGGTTTAATTAAACCGTTTTGTATGGTTGCACAAAATTTGGGGGCTAAATATGGATATAACGCTAGAGAGAATGTTGACTTTAATCCCCAAAAAAGAAAACGGGAACTTTAAGCACGGAGCATTGTCTCA